AGGTGAAATTACTGGTCCTCGTGATGTGAAACTAAGTCAACATAAACACACCGGCGATGGTCGATCTGATCCAGCTGCACCAACAAGTATACCCCTTTAACCCTTAGTAGCAATGAGTATTTGCGATAAAAACAATCCGCCCGAACGCTCTGATAAAGAGATTGAACTTTCGCGCTTAGAGCGAGATAAAGCGGAAAGTATAATAAGGGAAGAAGACTTAAACGCAACTGAAACTCCTGCTGTTGAGGTTGAGGCTGTTGTTGCTGAAGATCAAAATGAGTTTAACAAACTTGCACGTATTCAAACTTCCATTGATGCTGTAACAACAGGAGAAAATGAATTTAATATTCCTGAAATTCAAAAGCAAGTTGAATCTGACGGACTTACGGTTGACGTTGATCAGCTTATCAGAATTGCAAATATTCAAAATGTTGCTTTTAATACCACGGGAGAAGGAGTAAATTTTAAAAGATTAAACAATCGTTCTGACTGTGGTAAAAGTATTGATAAGCTTTTAACTCAGCAATTAAAGAAGATGATAATGAAGATTATCAGAAATTCTAATAGTGCTGATGAGATTTTAGCTGCGCTTGCAAGTATACCCAAACTTGAATTTGAAATTGGAAACATTTTTGCTCTTGCGAGAGATGCTAAAAATAAATCCTTGGCTGAGCTTTTAATTGATGCGCGTAACGCTGGGTTGCTGGAAAGAGTTGACATTATTAAAACCATTAGGGAAAAATTTGGTCCAGTGGTTTCAAATTTAAATAACATTATTGCCAACATTGATTCTTTTGATGTTTGTAATATGCTGGATGTTACCGATGGAGGTATTGATCTTCCTACGCTTTTACGGGTTGGTCCACCAGCTGCGGCAAGACATCCTGACCCAGGTGAGTTAATTCGCATTAATACCAACAGGCAAAAGACAAAAGCTGACTTTATTGATCATACCGGTCGAGCAGGCGATTTAATTAACGGGGTATACAGTTCAAACGATTTGGAATCCGATTCTTCATATGGCTCAATGCTAACTGCTTTAAACTCGTTTTATTACGGAGTTAAATCTGAAGTTATTACAAATGGTACAGAAGGCACCGAAGAAAAGACCGAAAGGGAAATACAAAGAGTTGTTGATTCAAGGCGGGATGAATGGTCAGGCGATATATTAAACGAATTTAGAGAAAGAAGCACAAACGTTTCAAACCTTTTAATTGCTGATGTGTCGGTTTTACAAGCTGATGCTGCACTTAGGAATGCTTAACAAAAAACAAATAAGGGGCGGTGTTAGTATATAAATAGAAATAAGTAATGAACAGCATTCTTTCAGACTTTAACAAACCCAATTATCAACCAACTGTTGTAGCAGGAAGTGTTTTTAAAGATGTAAGCTTTACATTTATTCATCCCGTTACTGGTGATGTGGTTCCTGCCACGGATATTGATGCGGTGAAAAACAGTATTAAAAACATTGTGTTAACACCAATTGGTACTCGTCCATTTTTCCCAGAATTTGGTACACGGGCCACCAGTCTTTTATTTGAACTTGCAGATAACTTTACTGCTTCTTTGCTTAGAGATGAAATTGACCGCGGCATTAAGAAGTTTGAAAAAAGAATTTTAAATTTTAAGGTTCAGGTTACTGATGATCACGAAAGAAACGCTTACCGCATTACAACAACTTTTCAAATGTCGTATGGCACTGAAGTAGAATTTATTTTTCTTTTAACAAGAACACGATAAACTTATGGCAATTAACGGAGAACAGCTCAATGTTTCTGAATTAGACTTTGCGCAAATTAAAGCAAATCTAATTGATTATTTTAAGAACAGCGAAACAGAATTTACTGATTGGGATTTTGAAGGTTCCAACCTTAACAACATTGTTGACCTGCTAGCATACAACACTCATTATAACGCAATGCTTGCGCATGTTGCGGTGAACGAAAGTTTCATTGACTCTGCTCAACTTAGAAGCAGTGTTGTTTCCGCGGCCAAACTCCTTGGATATATTCCTCGTAGTTTTGCTGCAGCTCGAGTGGACCTTGTTGGAACCATTGGCGCTGAAGCTGATTCTGACAACACTTATGTAGTTCCTCGTGGTACTCGACTAACAACAACTTATAATTCTGAAAACTATTCTTTTGTTATTCTTGATGATATTACTACGCTTAAAAAGACAACGGTTGGCGACTCACACTTTTATACCGTTGGCGAAGATGAACCACTGATTGGGTACGAAGGCCGACTTGTTACAACAACGTTTGAAGCTAATGCGGTTGACACCGGTCAGCGTTACGAATTAGGCGATGAAGATGTTGATATAACTTCGCTTCGCGTTTTGGTTTATCCAACAGGAGCCAAGAGTGAAGGAACCGCAACACGCTACAATCAATTTGATACAATTGGTATTAATTCAGAATCCAAAATTTACTTTATTAATGAGAACAGTTCTGGTCGCTACGAGCTTACTTTTGGTAACGGAATTTATGGCGACAAGCTTGATGCAGGTAACGTGATTGAAGTTCAATATCTTGTGACAAGTGGTACAGCAGGAAACGACGTAAATGCTGCCTTTAGTATTGCAGGTGATACCAGTGGTAACTTTACTTCGGCAGGTACTTCCCTTTCAATTATGTGCGGAGCTAGGTCAAGTGGAGGAAGCAATAAAGAAACGGTTGATCATTTAAAAAGTAATGCAATCAACAGTTTCACAACACAGAACCGAGCTGTTACTTCTGAAGATTATAAAAATTTAATTCTTTCTAACTTTTCGTTTGTTCAAAGTGTTAGTGCTTGGGGTGGGGAGGACAACGATCCACCTGTCTTTGGATCGGCTCTGATTTCTGCAAAGCCTAATTCTTCTTACACAGAAAGTGTTATTTCTGAAGCTGATAAAACTGCCATTCTTGACTTTCTTGAATCTAAAAAGGTTCTTGCCATTACACCACAAATTGTGGACCCTGAGTTTGCCGACATTGTAGTTGATGTTCTTGTTAAATACAACCCAAGTATTTCTTCTCTTAGTGCAACAGAACTGGCACTGGAAATTAAAAACAATGTTGTTGTTCCTTTTGCACAAAATGATATTAACGGGTTTGATGTTATCTTCAGGCATTCCTTGTTTCAACGAAAGATTGATACACATCTCAATTCAATAATGAACTCTTTGGTTCGTGTTTTATTAAGTAAGAAAATTACCATTCCTGCAGACGGAAGTATTTCAGATTTTAAAATTAAGTTTGGTGCCGAGCTGGTACCTGATGATGGTAAAACACTTATTAACATTAACACCAATCCTGTTCATAAACTTGGTGGTGAAGCAATTTATATTAAGGATGAAGCAACCTCAGACCGGGTTATAAGAAACGTTTTTACATGCACAATTAATAATGGAACCGTAACACGCGTTGCCGACATTGGCCAAATTGATCTTAGCACAGGTATAATGGATTTGGCTAATGTGTTTGCAGATGAAACGACCGAAATAACCTTTATAGCCAATCCTAAAAGTAATGATATTGTTGGTAAAAGAAACTTGCTTTTAAATATTGACCTTAATAACTCAACCTTTACGGCGTTTCCTGATGAGATTGCCCGAGGAGGTAGTTCTCGCTCAGTTGATTACAGTGCCTTTAGTAAAGATCGTAACACAACAACACTTGGAGATTCAAGCTCGAGCAGCAGTAGCAGCAGTGGTACTGGATCAACTTCTACTGGCGGGAGTTCATATTAGTAAAGATTGTAAATAAACAATATGGAGTTAAGCATAGCAACAGGTACCGCAACCGCGGTTGAAACACAGATGGTCGAATCGGTTTTACCCGAGCACTTTGAAACATCTGCACCAGAAATGATAAAGCTGTTAAAGGCTTATTATCGTCACCTTAACAAAGAGCTTAAACCTTCCTTTGAGCTGAATAACTTAATTCGTCAACACGACGTTGATACAGCAAGCTCAAGGTATTTGGATGCGATTGAACGCATGATCGCGTCTGCAATTCCTAAAAGCAGATCCCTTGATCGTGTAAGACTGTATAAGATTATTGCTGATTACTACAATGCACGTGGATCTGAAGAAAGTATTTATGCCTTCTTCCGTATTTTCTATAATGAATTTGTAACTCTGGTGTATCCAAAAGACGTGCTATTTACAGTGGCTGATTTAGAAAAAGGAACAACTTCAACAGTAAATAAGATCCGTGATAGCTTTCGGTATCAAGAGTTTTCTTATGTTGTTAAATCTAAAGACGATGAAGCAAATTGGAGAAATGAATACCTTAAGTTCGTTCACCCAGCTGGTCTTAAATTCTTTGTTGCGCTAACTCTTGAACTCATTCATGATAATGATTGGATCAAAGAAGCGCTTGAGTTTTACTTGGACGTAACCAAGGTTGTTAAGCTTACTTCAGAACTTCCTACTGGTGCTGATGCTCCCGCAAACGGTACGCTTTATATTGTTACTGATGCCGACGATCTTGAAAGTAGTGTTACAAAATTTAATAACATCCCACGGTTGTTTGAATATAAAACAAGTACATCCCCAGAAGGCTGGGCCGAAACACAATCGCTTAATTCCTTTGCAGACTTTATTGATTGGGATACGTTTTTCGGCCGGCATTCTCCGCTGAATCAATACTCGAATCTTGCTCTTACGTTTTTAATTAAAGTGTTGATGGGTGACAGAGGTTTTCATTACCTGACACACACCAGATCAATTTTTGGTAACAATGGAAGGGATGGGGTTGATAGAGATTTACTTAAAGCGTTTTTCGTTAACTTTATTATTTGCTATTCCGCAGTAAATCAAAACACCGTTCAAACCGCTTATCGCGATACGTGGAATAAAGATGGAAAGTTTGTTGATAACGCAGAATGGGGCGAATACGGTGACCTTTCAATTTCTGCGGGAGACACGGAATATACAAGTGATTCTGATGGTGGGTTTAAATTTCCTTCAGCTTTTGAAGCGATTGAAGATCCAAGTGATTCGTTTTCAACATTTGTTGATAGCAGCTTTATTATTGAAGACTTTAACGAGCCTGCCAACTCACCTATTACATATCTTCCTACGTATTTAAGTTCAACTGAATATAAGGAAGGTTGGGTTTCGTTTATTTTTGACGCCGGCGATGCTAGTCCTTTTGCTGTTGATCAAAATCTTATTAGATTTACCAGTAACGACGATTCGCCCGAGACTGCTAGTTTTATACACATTTATAGCAACCGCATTGAAATTGGAAACGATCTTTTACAGGTTGGAGATGTATATATTAACGGTGCTTTGGCTCTTAACCGAGACGAAACAAATTACCAACACAGTACAAGTGCAACTTTTAATAATGATGTTCCTCTTCTCGACGGTGGGTTTAAACAAGTGCTACTAAAGTATAAATGGAAACTCCCAACTGGAACAATCACTTCAGAGAGCGGAATTGATCCTACCTTTAGAGCGCTGTATGAAGACGCCACCTTTTCAAGTAATACTTTAAACATTCAAAAATTTAGAGAAGCGGTTCCAGATATTATCAACAGACTACAAGGTAATATCAGGTTTTCAGATACTGCTTCTGCGTTTGGGGTTAGTTATAATACACACTTTAATAACTTTAGTACTGAAGCACTTATTGACTTTTATACCTTATCGTACTTAGGTAAATTTAATATTGGAGAGTTTGACTTTATTATAAATCTTCACGAAGACTTTTCACCGGATAGTCCACCAGATAGTCCAGAAGAAGAACAAGTTGCATCAGAACATTTTGTATTTACTGGAACAACAAATGTTGTAGATGGCAACAGCCCAGAAGCAATTATTGATACACTTCATACATATGAATCGGATAACTCAAATTTGTTTTTCCAGTTCTCTGAATCAAATCGTTATTGGGGACTTTATACTTCAGACTCGAGTCCTGAAGGCGAGCTATTATTTGTTAATCGCGACCCTTGGACAACCGATCATATTCCAGAATTATTTGAACTTGATTTTACTTTATGGGAAACTGTAGCATCATATGATGATAGCACTCCACTTTTTGGAAGCAGTTATGCTTTAGCTGCGATTGTATCAAACGATCGCTTTATCAACCCAATATATAATACAGCTTGGACAGATAACTCTCCTCCCTTTGATTCCCCGTTAAATTCAAGGAGCTTTTTAGGAGGATTGGATGATTCTCCAGTTGGCTACGAATACGATACAAAAGAACCTTTTTTAAATTCTTTCACATTTACTCAAGACTAATCTCTTAATACATATATAAATAACATTATGGCAGCAATCATTACAGAACAGTTCCGAAGAAATTCTGCGGACATACTGGAATCGGATATTACGAGTAATTCCTATTACGTAGGGATTGGTCAACAAGATGCATGGGACGATGTTGCAGGTACTTCTGCTACCGCTCCATTTCCGGTTGGAACATTTAACGATCAACAACGCGTTTTGGATCACATCACTGGATTATTTAGAATTAATTCAACAAATATTTCCCGAGTGATTCCACGTAACGATCTTGCGATATCAACTAAATACAAGGCGTTTGATCCTCTTGATCCAACGTGTTTTTATACCGATACGACCAATGACCTTAAACCTTGCTACGTTACAGTTAGTGATCAAATCTTTTTGGTTCTACAGGCTCCGGTTGATGGATCTGCGGTTGATGCTGACGTGATTGCGCGTCTTGGCCAGTCCTTTACTGATTACGGAATTCTTTCAACAACTTCAGGTTATGTGTTTACATACCTTGGAAGGTTTGAGCAATACAGCGACATTAACAGTTCTCAGTTTATTGATATTGGAAACGGCAGTGCTACAACTTCTTCAAGTGATAACACCACTGCAGCTTTTGCGTTTGTGCAATTTACTGATGGTACGCTAAAACTTGAAGCTCAAACAACTGGTATTTCCGGAAACGGTATTACGGTTACATTTGTGGTTGATGAATCGAGTCCTCAAGCAAGTGCTATTGCAGTTGCGGTTACTGGAACGGATATAACAATCACTGTTCCAGCTTCTGCTGATAGCCCTGGTGAAGTTGATCTTACGATTGACCAACTTGCTCAAGCGATTCGCGATTCAATCGCAGACTCCCCTGAAGTTAATACACTAGTCACGGCTACAACTCTTTCTGGTGGAGATACCAAAGCGGATGTTGAAAGCCTAAGCGAATCTCCTGCTGTATTTACTCTTGCTGGAAGTGATAACCTTACTTCTTATATCAAAACAAAAACTGGTGGTTTGGTATTCGGATTTAATATAATTGATGGCGGTAACGTTTACGAGCCTGACCCAGGTCTCTTTACTAGCGGAGATACAACCGTTACTATTCAAGCTGATATTACCTTACACGGTATAGATGAATTTGGATTTTCTCGCAGTGAAACAATTACCGATGTTGATCACGTGATTAATATTGCGAATAAATCAATTTCAGAAATTCGTTTTACTGATACAAATTTTACAACCGATTTTTCCGCTGGAGGCTTTCTTGCATGGAAAGATTGTAGAGTTGATATAAGCGCAGGAACGGTTGGTGTTACACGTCTTGAAGATCTTCGTGGTAATACTTCAGGTATTCTAGCATTTGACGATAGCCCTGAGCCATATGTTGCAGCAAGTTTGAGAAGAGATGCGGTTATCATGCCAAGGATTGGTCCTATTGAAGGATTTGGGTTTGCCAAGTTTGAAACGCTTCCAGCCTTTTACCTTGGACTTTTTATTGATACTGGTAATGCTACTTATATTCCTGATGCTACAGAATATCATCAGGTTAGCGTTATTAAAAATCCTCTCAATGCAGCTGACGCGAATCTTACTGCGGATTACGTTCAACCTCTTAAGTATTTTACGTTCCCAGGGACTCAAGTAATTCCTGAAGATAGCTCAGGCGGTACCGGTGATATTGGTGCTGGGTGGCAAATCGTTCAGGATGGTAAAAAGGTTGGCGTTATTTCTCACGTGCAAACACGAGAGTCTGGTAGTGAACTAAGTACTTTTAGATACTACTATTATACCGATCATTACTATGGTTACGAGCCAATTCTCGTATCAGGTGAAACTGCTGAAGCTTCTGCAATTACTTTTGAGGCACCTAAAGATGACACACTTGGTGCGCAAACGGTTACGACCAGCTTGACACCCGACGCGAAATTTACTTCTACATACCAAAAAGGAACTGGAGATGTGGTCTTTATTGATAACAGATCTACAGTTACTCGAGCTGAAGGGCAAAACGAAGAGCTTAAACTTATCATCCAACTATAATGGCAATCACGGCTTACACATCAAAGTATTACGACGACATTAACACACCGGACACTGCCGGTTTAACTCCTCTGGATAAAAACTATTTAAGGATTTTATTCCAGCCGGGGCGAACCGTTCAGGCAAGGGAGCTTAACCAGGCTCAGTCGCTTCTTCAAGCGCAACTTGATCGTCTTGGCCAGAGTTTGTTTAAACCAAACAGTCCTATTATTGGCGGTGACACCACCTTTGATAATACGTTAAGCTTTATTGATGTTACATTTGAAAACACAACTGATGGAGATGCATTTGCTAAATTGCTTGCTGACACAACAGGTATTTCTGTAACATCTAACGACACCATTACAGCAGCGTTGGTAAAAGGAGAGTTACTCCAGAATCTTACGTATCGTCTTTACATTCAATATCGTCAAGCTAATACCACCGGAACTGTAAATGAAATTACAGCAGGCGTGGTTGCGATTGAAGATACACTGGAAAATGTTATTAATGGTACCGTGATTAACAACGGTAACGCTGTTAGCTTGTTTTTGCCAAACGGTATCTTCTTTGTCAATGGTTGTTTAGCTTCCGCTACAGAACAGTTTGTCTGCCGGGCCCTTGGAGAAGATGAACTTTTCGACGGGTATGCAGTATTAAAAATCGGTGAAAAGCAAGTTACTAGTGGTGCGGATTCAACGTTGTTTGATAACGCAAACGGGCAACCAAACTTTGCTGCACCAGGCGCGGATCGTTATCAAATTACTCTTACTTTGGATTTGGTTACAGCCTTTGAGGACGATAACAATTATGTAATTCTTTTACAGATTAAAGATAACAAGGTTATTATTGTTGAAAATGCGATTGATAACAGTGGTACTACTCTTGAAAAAATTCTTGCCCAACGAACTTTTGAAGAAAGCGGAAGCTATGTGGTAAACAATTTTGGTATTGAAATTCAAGAAGTTTTAAACGCTGCTTCATACACAGGACGTTATAAAAATAGCACCGCTGCTAATAATCTTTCTCAAACAGATGCGGACAAAAAATATGCAGCTACTCTTTCCCCTTCCGTTGCTTATGTTCGTGGAAAAAGAGTTGATCTGCAATCGCCACTTACGCTTTTAGGAGATAAAGCACGGGTATCCGCAGCCGATTTACGAAGCGGAGTATTGGAAGATAGTTCAGCCGTGGCCAATATGGGTAACTATGTTGAAGGTCAACTTCGAAATGTTGATAACTTTGCTTCCCCTCTTGCTAGTCCTGAAACTGACTCTAGTCCCGAATCAGGATATGGTACAGGTAACGGTGAAGGCTTACCTTTCTTTGATAATTACAGTCGAACTTATAACCTTTTGGATGCAAGTGATGCAACAATTGGTACTTGTAAAATTCTTTCAGTTGAGCTTATTGACGGCGCCAAGCATCGTATGTTTCTTCACGATATTTCTCTTAATACTGGAAAGAAATTTGACAATGTAGAAACCATTAGAGGAGCCGCAGTTACCGATTATGGCACACTTCATTTTAATGTTGAAGCAAGGAACGGCGTTAAGTTACACGATACACAAATTAATTCAACGCTGTTTCCACTTTCTCGAATAGCAGTTAGAAAGTTTAACTCAATTCAAGTTACTGAAAGAGTTAACCTCTCTGCTGACATGCCGGTAGCTTCTGGTAACGAAGTAACCTTTGATCTTACTGGAGTAACATTTGATAAGAGTCCTTCTTCAATTACTGTTTACAACTCTACTCAAGATAAGGTTTTACTACCAACACAATTTACTGTTGTGTCAAGCGCTGACACGGATTCGCTAACTTTAGATATTCCAACTTCGGCCGATGGAGATGTTATTAGCATTATTGCTACAGTAGTAAATGACCTTACCAATATTGGTATTAAAACCGAAACCACCGAAACAATAACTTTAAATAACAGTCCTCTGCCAGCCGTTGGGGATATTGTTGAAGTTCCGAATGTCTTTCACCTGATCAGCGTTGAAGATGATAACTTTGAACTTGTTAGTGACGGTCAGAGGTCAACAGAATACGAACTTGCTAAAGTTCGATGCCTTAAAGCTGGTGCATCTACCATTAGTGTAAAGCACTGGAAGTTTAGCGGAGGTAACTATTACACGGTAAACAGTTATAGAAACTCTTCTGGCGGTCAATCTGATCTTGAGGATATTCCTCTTTACAACGGTAAACGTTTGGGAGACTTCTTTGATATTAGACCTTACCCAAGCACAACAGATATTCTTGCGCTTGATCCTTATAGCGCAATTACCGGTAAGATTGATTACTTCTTACCTCGTGTTGACTCAGTAACTATTTTACCAAACGGAGATTTCTCAATCGAAAAAGGAACACCAAGTCTTACTGCTGTTCCTCCTACTAACTCAGCAAATGGCTTGGTTCTTTTCGACTTGTTTGTTCCTGCTTATACGTTTAAAGCAACCAACATTGGTGTTGAGAAATACAACCATCGCCGCTATACAATGCGCGATATTGGTAAGATTGATACACGGGTATCCAACCTTGAGTATTACACATCTCTCTCGCTTTTGGAAAAGGGTGCAAACGATAAAAGTATTTTTGATGATGACGGTACTGCACGATTTAAAAATGGTCTTGTAGTTGATGGCTTTAGAAACTTTACTATTGGTAATGCTCGAAGTTCTGACTTCCTTTGCCATTATGAAAGAGAACGCGGACATCTTTATCCTGCATTTAAAGGATACAGTGTTCCTTTTGAATTAATTTCCACTGACGGTATTGATATTGATGCGGATTCTGAATTCACGGAGTCCGGCCTTCATAACGAAGTTTTAACACTTCCTTATAACCAAGTTGCATATATTACTCAGCCTTATGCTACACAATTCATGAGTGTTCAACCTTATGAGTTTGTTGCAACTCTAGGTCAAATGATACTTGCTCCCGAGGTTGATACGTGGAACGATACAATCACCGCACCAGAAATTGATTTTGATATCTTTGGTGGAACAACCCTGTTTGATACTCTTAACGACGTTCTTGAAAATCAAGCAGGTCGAGCAAATGCTGCAAGCGGAATTGGTTCAGCAAACGCAGGTTGGCGTGCGGCGAGGCCTGGTGAAGGCAATCCTGCGCTGGGCGGTGGATGGCGTCGCGATACAACCCGCACCGGACCTTGGTGGGAAAGGGAAGAAACCCGAACAGTTACAGAAACTCGAGTTGTTCAAGAAAGAATTGAACAGGCGCTGGGTGAGTTTGTTACTGACGTTAAGGTCAGGCCATACGCAAGATCAAAGGCGTTATACTTCAGAGCTGAAGGTCTTAAACCAAGCTCGAAGTTCTACTTCTTTATTGACGGAGTTGACGTTACAAGTAACGCTCACCTTTTAACTCGAAGCGAGATTATCAATAGCCACGAGCATACCGAAACCGCGATACTTACGAGTCAAATCGAAGGTGAAGTTGAGAAGTTCCTTACAAATGATCTTACGGTTCCAACTTGGTTTGGTACACGTTGGTATAACTTAAAGTCTTCTGACAGATCATTTGCAACCACTGTTGCTAATCAAAATACAGCATTGCGTTACTGGAGCTATGTGAAAACTATCCTTGATACAATTAACGCAACCACAAACAGTGCTGAAGAAAAGACACGACAAATTAACTCACTGCTTCCTGGCTTCGACCAGTCAAGCTTAAGTCAATACGATGGAGCTGATGAAGCAACTCTTTTAGCCGCGTTTCCTACTTCTGATATTATATCTGATGCTGACGGAGTTGCGGAAGGAATCTTTATTATTCCAAACAACGATACCTTGCGATTCTCTTCTGGTGAAAAGACAGTTACTATTACAAATTCGCCGCGTAACTTAAAGGAAGAATCTACAAGTAATGCTTCGGCAAGGTTCATCTCAAATGGACTTGAAATAAACAAGCAAGCGTTAAACATCAGTACAACTCTTCCGAGGTTACAACGTGAGACTCGAACTGAAACACGTACAAATACCATTTACGATCCTCTTGCACAATCATTTAGTGTTACTGATACAACTGGTATCTTTGCTACTTCAATCGACTTGTTCTTTGCAGGGAAACCCGCAACTGAAAACACGAAGGTCCCTGTTCAATCGTATATCGTAACAACCTCAAACGGATATCCAACAGGAGAAGTTGTTCCTGGCAGTGAAATTTCTATTGACTGGGAAGATGTTAGAACAAGTACGGATGCATCACTTGCAACCACGTTTGAATTTCCACATCCAATTCACCTTGCGGCTGATACCGAATATGCAACGGTTTGTTTCTCGACAAGTCCTGAGTACACCGCTTATATTGCAGAACAAGGTGGAGATAAAACCGATCTTCAAACAGGTCATATTATTACTTCCCAGCCTGCGCTTGGATCGCTTTTTGCAAGTTCCAATAAGTCTACTTGGACGCCAATGCAAAACAAGGATTTGAAATTTACCTTACGCAGAGGTTCTTTTGCAACCAATCAAACCGCGCAGTTTGTGGCTGGCCCTCAAGTTGGAACTCACCTTGGTGAGATTGATTCTACTACAATTTCTAACAATACGGGTTGGAACGAACTTACCTGCACTGTTACAGTTGAAGCACCATTCACAACGGTAATTGATTCAGATGGTAACTCAACTAAGGTTGCAGTCTCCGGCGGGATTACTACTACAGCTACTCCAGTGTTTAATCCAGATGACAGCTCAATCAGTAAAATCAATCTTGTAAGAAAGGGATTTGGTTATCTTGAAGTGCCAACCGTAACTATTACTGATGGTACAAAAACCGAAACCATAACAGGAACCCTTAACAGGTATAACGTTGGTGCATTCTCATTAAATCAAAAATCAATTAACTTGGGTGGAAAAACTTCAATCCGAAATGAAGTATTCTTTGAAGAAACCAAATACGATGTTGAGCCTCTCTTACCGGTAGAATATATCACCAATCAAAATCACAATATCCAAGCGTCCAATATTGATAAAACAAACTTGCAAACATTCTTCAGTTCAACAGACGAAAGACTTACACCGGTTATTAACCGAGATCTTTCACTAGAAACAAGAGATTACTTTATCTCTGAAACTGGAGATACTTCTCAATACATTACACGTGAAATGGCTTTGGATAATCTCAGTGATCAGATTGATGTTTATCTTGACGTTAATCGTCCTTCTACAACATCTGAGATTGAGGTATTTGCCCAGCTTAAAGATACCAATAATGCTATCATTAGTAGCACTGAAACAGATACCAACTTTCATACGCTTAGTGCGATTAATCCTACGTCGATTCCAGTTAACATTAATAGAGGTCGATTTAGTGAAGTGAGATTTAATCTTAATACTGAACCAGTAGAGTTTAGTTCGTTTATAATCAAAATTGTCATGCGAGGAAAGAATTACGGTGATGCACCTTTCTCTAAGGACTTGAGAATAATTGCAACCGTTTAACATGGATGAATCACAAAGACAGGTTGCTGATAACCCGCATTTAGTAAAAAATCTAGAAACAGGTGTAGTACTTAATACCGATCAAGATGCTTATAAATCAGCTCTTGCCAGAAAGAAACGTAATAAGGAAATTAAAGAACTTAAACGCGAAGTTTGCGAGTTAAAAGAAAGAATTATTAAATTAGAAGCTGTGATGTACAGTGATAAATAGATCTACAAGAAGAAATTAATCTATGGCCTTTGACTTTAATCTAACACGAATTGACAACACCGACACGTTTAAAGAGTGGGCGGATAAATGTAATGAGATCATTGATGGTCTAAACTCTACTGACTTTGTTACAAGTTCAGAAGGGCTTCTGACATTAGCTTCTAACCAAACAATCACTGGTCAGAAATCATTTACCCAATCCGCAACTTTAACGCGAGGTTTTACGAGCACCGGAACCATTACGAGTACAGGTAACTTTACTTTAGGTGGAACAACCGGAATAATTAATGCGCCAACGTTTCAGATTAATTCTGGCACCTTTACCACGGGCAGTGGATTTGAAGTGATTGGGGCAAGTGGTATTGGTTTAAAATCTTCTTCTACTTCTAGTGTTGCATCTCTTAAATTTGAAAACGCAGGTACACCAGAAAAACTTCAGTTTGATTATTCTGGAGCTGGAGAAGGTATTTTTGAAATTGCTGATGGCAACAAGCTTGCTCTTGCAGGTTCCTCACCAACGATTGGTGTTAACAACTATGAATGGGACTTGCCTGCCACATCACCAGGCGTTACACCGTCTCTTTTAAAATGGAGCGGAACTGGAAGTCAACTTGAATGGCTAGGTCAAAGTTCTTTTGCTACTAGTATTCTTGCAGACGTTATAGCAGCACTGCAGCAGTCTAACTTTACTCTTCCAGTTACTTTGATTCCGGTTGGAACAATGGTTGCAGTAGATGCAAGAATCCTTGACAATTGGCCTGAAACTTTAAACGGATTAAGCAGTCCTGAAAACTACGGTATTTTAAATACAGTCCCAGGCTGGATCCCTTGCGCGGGTCAAACTCTTTCTTTTGACGATACAGAAAATAGCCCGATTGATACTGAGTTTAAAGAGCTTATTGAATTACTTGAAGGTATTGACAGTCCTAACGGAAGTACAACACTTCCTGATACAATCGGGTCACCAGGTGAAGAAGATCCTATTGGAGGTAATGCAATTGTTTACCTTATTAAATACAAGAGTGACGACACTACATCGTTTGCAGTTTCAACTACTACAGGTGTTGCTGGTGCTTCGGGAATTAACCTCTTTGATACAAGTAATGCTGAGGTTGGTTTCTTTGATATTACGGGAGGAAAGATTGGACTAAATATTAATACCGATGATTTCGCATTTGGTGTAGGTGGAAAACTTGAGCTCGTTGAAGAGATTGATACTGCAGCAACTGCTAATACACTTGCTAAACGGGATTCTGCAGGTACACTTTCTGTGGCAACTCCAACCGAAGATGCCCACGCTACCACAAAGGCCTTTGTCGATTCCGCCCTTACAAAAGTTAGAGTATACGAGGATAGCGTTAAGTCCTTTGCAGAACTTATCGATGGCCACCAATCATATTTCGATAACCAAATGACAGTAACTATGGTAGATAGAGATGGAAGAGGCCGAGTTATTGGTATAAACAATCAAGAGCGGCATGGGACGAGTCAATATCGCAATGATAAACCTGATGGTTGGTTCGCTGCCATTTCACCAATTACGAATCAAGAAGCAATTTTTAAACGTTCATTTGCAAATCATTATAACTTTTTCTTTATAGATGAAGATGACGTTCTTTATGGCAGTGGAAGAAATATCAGCGGCGAGATTGGTCAACAATCCCGCGGCACTACAGCCGCAGACGATTTTATAGATTATTACTCTGAGTTTAATTCGTTCGGGGAGCAGCCATACAACGATACCGCGGTTGAAACTCCAAACCCAGCCATGCTTCCTCAAAAGAGTTCATGGCCTGCCAATGCTGTTACTGTTGATACGGTAACTTATACAAATGAAGAGAGCCAGCCTGGAATTATTATCAAGACCAAAGACGGTATTGGCAACGAATACGTTAGTGGCAATCGCCTTAATGGTTTAGAACGATATGAAACGAGCAGCGCTGCTGTTGCCGGTGCGGGTGTTCCTTATACTCGCGGTTGGGTGATTGGAATAACTAATGCCACCTACGGCACATTAGGAACTGGATCCACAGCAAAGACATCATACGATGCTTCCGGCCCTTTGGTGTATGGTCTTAATAGTGCGGGAAGCGGTCTTTGGGCTACATTCGGATTAACTGATACAGAACGAGCTGCAGGTATTAGCAGCCTTGATTCTGATGCTGTTGAAAAAGTTAACAAACGATTCCATTATTACAAGAGCAACGCAACTCTAAAAGGCGGCCTTGATGATACTGATGATGCAACGGCTCTTGCTGCATGGAAAACCGAGCTTGGTCTCACTGGATCGGAAACATTTGATCAATACTCTTACTACATTAAAAAATCTGTTATTAATGCCTTTACTTCTTGGCATATTATTGGGAAGCCTGGTAATGAAAACGACAACGAACTTTGGTTTGCCGGATGGAACGGACAAGGACAGGGAGGAAATGGAGACACTGATAGCTTCGTGATGAGACACGTTCCTGCTTTGGACAGTGGAACAACATTGGATAGCGCGATATTCCTTCAAGTGGTTACCGGTACTAGTAATAAAGTATTTCGATCAGCAGCTGGAACCGGATCTGGTGAAGCCAATGTAGATCACGGATTTGAAGACTTTGAAAGATTAAAATTTAATAATAGATTCTATTACATTATCCGCGGTGACGAAAATAACGCAAACCTTTCATCTCACTTTAGATTGTTTATTGACGAAACCCGCGCATACAACGCTCTTGCTGAAGGAGGAACAACTAGTGCTTATCCTGATGCTTCTATTGGCAACAGGACCGTAAGTCACCTTGCAAAATTAAAAGGTATGTTTGATATTTCAGTTGGAGCGACGACAAGCACAAACTCTAGCGCCTTTGTTTTAGCAAGACGAACAGTTAATACGCCAAATTCCGCTACCGAGCTAGATGCTCTTTCAGAAACCGATATTACTGGCGGCGTAACTGTTATGTCTTGGGGTCAAAATGACAGAGGTCAGCTTGGTCGAGGCGCTGCTGTTAATACTCGAAGTCCTGGAGTGGTTTCTCTAGGAACAGATGATCGCCCTGTAGATATCATTGCAATTTCATCAAGTGATAGCTCATTTGTTATCACTGAAAATACCGACGGAAATCGTTCTATTCGACATGCCGGAGATGCAGACAATGGTTTAGCTGACAGGGAAGATGGTAGTCTATCAAGTCGGGCCCTCCATACCGCCTTTACTTTATCAACTACTATTGATGCTAATTGGTGGGTCGAAAAGGTTTTTGTTTCATCCGGTGCCTATGGCGCCAATGCGGGAAGTATATTCATTGTTGCTGAATCGAAAGGTGAAGCAGGTAAATATGCGTTATTTGCTGGAGGAAGCAATACTACTGGTCGATTAGGAACAGGTAAATACTTTAACTCGACAACACGCCGTTATATCAGAGTTCCGTTTCCAGAAGATCCTAAAAATATTGTTGCAATACAAACCTCGAGGCTGGTTTCATCCGGTGGAGGTAATTATGTTGCATCGTTCGCAATTGCTAAAACCGCTGTTGTCGGAGAAACCGAAGCAGAATTTGCGGCTAAACCCGGCCGGAGTTATGGAGCTGGCATCGCGACATACTTCCTAGGAGCTGGTTCAGGACAGCAAGTCGATGGTAAAGCAGATTGGCATCCAATCGAGGCTCAGGTTCTGTCTTCATAAAATATATATACTACTAACATGGCTACTACACCTACAAGAATTATTTTAAAACACTCCTTTTCATCTGGAGAATCTCCGAATGTCGATTCACTAAGAGACGGTGAAATTGCGTTTAATGCCGCCGATCAAAAAATCTTTTTCCTTAACGAAAATGGTGATTTGGTAACAAACAACCTTAATATCACAAGTGAGGTTGCTGGAGAAGTAAATGAATACCTTGATACTATTGCTATTATTACAGATATTACTGTTGACTCTGACGGTAATGTATCAAAGGTCAAGTCCGATTCTTCAACAGAAGTGATTGGTAATGTTAAAGGAGACCCTGGTGTTGGTGTAGCGATTGCTGGTGTTGTTGACTATGGTGATGACCTTCCTGTTTCTTATTCAAGTCCTAATCCTCTTGCTGATGAGCTTCAAAAAGAAGGTACATGTTTTATTGTTAAGATTGGCCCAGGGAGTTTATCTGATTCCCCAGGTGATGAATTTGCAAGTGGAACCCCTCACCTTTTTGCATATAAAGGGCCTGATAATTCTCCAGAAGAATGGGATGACCTTGGCGCAATTGCTGGTGTAGTTGGTCCTCAAGGATCCACAGGTTTAACTGGTCCTACGGGTCCTGCCGGAAGTCAAGGCGCAACTGGACCCACTGGTCCTACGGGGCCCACTGGTGTAGGTCTTGCAGGTCCTATTGGACCAACTGGTGCTCAAGGTGTTCAAGGCGCGACTGGAGCCGCTGGTGCTATTAGTGTTCGCCCTTATGTTTACTCGTTGGATATTCCTGTTGATGATTTTAAATCTTCGGCTAATGTTGTGGATCCATTGGAAGTAAATGAGATCGCTTTTTTAATGGGTGTTAACACAGCAATGACATTCCGTAAAGCAGAAATTGATATTCCGCGATGGGACCTTCTTGATCAAGGCGATCCAGTTTTTGCTATTCTTGCGGGTTCTGCTACTCTAACATCTGTAACTGTTGATGGTACCCCAACCACTGACCTTGACCATGATACGAGCTCGCATTATGGCCAATTTTATACCGGAGCAAGTGCAGTTGTAAGTACATCAGTTTCTGCCGGGGATGGTATCAGTATAAAGGTTACCAACAACGGCCATGCTGAAGGAGAAGAATCTGGTTATAATGGATTTGATTCTGTGAGCGGGTTTGTTAGAATCCGTCTTTACTTTGATGCAGCTGATTATTAAGGCATATATATAATATATGTCCCGAAGGTCCAAAAGAGCTGAACGCCAAACATCTCGACCGTCCCGCCATGCACTTGGTAAAAAACCGGTCATTCTAAAATCTCAGTCAAAGCACACTGAAGAAAAGCCCGTCTTTTGTCTTATCATCCCTTGGATGTCGCTCGGAGGAGCGGATAGATGCGGCTTGGATTTAATGCT